GCACCTGCATTTTTATATGCCTGATTCATATCAGTAGAGCTTAAAACTTTTTGTATTGTTGCTTCAGGTGCGCCTGAAGTTCTAAGTGTTTTTACAAGGTCATCAAGACCTGCTGGAACAATATTTTTAAGTGCAGCAGAAATTTCCGATGCTGTTGTTGATATTCCGGCATTTGTCAATTCGGTCATTAAAGTTGGCACATCCGTTATTCCTTGACTATATAAATCAGCGATAGCAGAATCTCTTGTAGATTCTATTGCTTTTGCTTTTGCTTCTTCATTTGCTTTTGCAATGCTTTCATTTAATTTTTGTGCTGCTTCTATTTTTGCTGCTCTTTTTTCTTCTACTTCAGAAAGTTTTGCTTCAAGTAATTTATAATCATTTAAGGCTTGTGCTGCTTTTGCTGCTGCAATAGCATCATTTTCGGCAGCATCAAGCTCTGCTAACTCCTGAATACCGTATCTTTCTTGTGTTGAAACAACTCCTTCAGAAGATATTGGAGCATATCTTGAAGCTCCGCCTTGCGCTCCTGTGCCAGCCATTAAAAGAGCGGATTTAACGCCTGCGGCTTGTCCTCTATTTATTTCTTGTTGTTGTTGTCTTCTGACTGCAAATTTTTGTTTTATATTATCAATCAGTTCTTTAGTAGAAGCATCGCTTGTTTCCTGCATTGTATCCATTATGTCCTTTGCCTGTTTATCTTCTTCGGTTGTATCGTAAATACTTGTTGTGGCAACAGTTTCAGTTGATGGAGTTTCAACAAGTGAGCCATCTGCATATCTTTTTACACCGTCTGCCCCAACAATAGAGCCTTTGTTTGTGTATGTAGATAGAATTTTATCAAGTGCTGGCTTAACATTCTCAATTATATTGGCGTTTGTTTGGGTTGTTGTAGAAGTTTTAGGAATTGAAGTTGCTTGATATAGAGGATTTGCGGTAGTCGAATAACTCGTCTTCTTAGTTATAGGGTCATAAGACGAGCTATATAATGTTGGAGATTGTTTTAGTGTGTCTTGCATGGATTTATAAATTATCTATATCTTCGACAATGTAATATGAATTTCCACCTGCTAAACCTGGATCTGCTGAACTTTGTATTCCACCTCCTCCACCACCTCCTGCAAGATATCCTTGTCCTGCAGTGTTTGGATATGATGCATTAGTGCTTCCCCTACCCCCTGCTCCATATAATGATCCTGCACCACCACCACCAGAACTCAAATCAGAAGGAGATCCTGAAATTCCAGATGTTCCCCCAGTTCCTCCATTATTTATAATTGTTCCTGAATTTGAGATTAAATTTTTGTATAAAATCATAATCATTCCACCCGCACCACCTCCGCCACCCCCTGATGAACCATAAATATCTCCTGCCCCATTTGTTCCATTACCACCAACAGAATTTATTGTTGAACTTGAAAAAGTAAGCGATCCAGCGCATTCAATATACAACGCACCACCTCCACGACCTCCTAATCCACCATATTTATAAGTCGTATTATCTGAATCATTTCCACCCGCACCACCTGAACCAGGAACTATCATTGTTGATCCATTATATTTCATTGTTGATGTCGAATAAGCGTATAAAATACCTCCAATCACTTGAGCTCCTCCTAATGGATTTTGTCCACCTGTTGTCGTTGAAACTATGTATCCGTATGCTTCTGTTCCTGAAGCTGATGATGTTCCATTTAACCCACCGAGATTTCTCAGGTCAATTGTTGGATTTGATATAGAAGTCAATGTTGTTGAACCCTGTGATTTTAGAACGATTATTGTTCCGCTTGTTGCTGCGTTTGAAAATGCTAATGAACCAGTTCCAGTTATTGATATTGATGTATAATTCTTGACAAAAATATTTTGATAATTCAAATCTATTGTTGTTGTTCCACTTGTTATGTTTAATGCTCCGTCAGAACCACTCCCACCGAATTTTGATTTTATGTTATTTTCTCTAATAATTGAGCCGTTTCCAGTTGTATCCAAAAATGTTACATAAGTATTTGTTGCTGATGGAGAAGTTCCAGCTAAAGCATCATTTTCGTCTTGTGTAGGAAGTCTTGTATCATTATCTCCTACTACGATTGGATCTGTAGCACTCGCCGCTGCAGTTGAAAGTCTTGCAATACCTTGCACCGTATCAGTCATTATAGGTGAACCTGCAATAGCGGTGTCATCAACATATTTTTTAGTTGCCAATTCGTTATCCAATAGAGGTGAAATACCTTGCGTTGATGATGCAAAAGTTGTTGTTGAAGTAAATGTTTTTGCACCGCTTATTGTTTCTATATTTCTTTTTGTTACATATTCATTAAAGAGTCCCGGGGCATCTGATAAAATGAAAATTGACTGTCCTGCGTGTGGAAGCCTAAAAGTTGAAGATGCTGTGTAAGGATAACTTTTTGAAAGTCCTCTAATTACTCCAGTAAGTGAAGCACTACCATCTGCATTTTGTGTAATACCAGTAAAAGAAATAAATTCAGATTTTGTTGTTTGTGGATCAAGTGTTCCATAGCCAATATCGGTATTTAACATCGTCATTGTATATGGAGTATTTGATACCGGTTCTTTAAAAGACGAAAGTTTTATTGTTGAATCTGTTGATCCGATTGAAGTCCCTAAACGATAAGTTCCGCCTCCAGTTGGATTGAAAGAACCGAGTGTTGCTTCCACCTGATTTGTTTCTGTTATAACTGGAGCTGTTGTAACATTATACCCAGCAAAGCCCAAAACAAAAATAAGAGGGGCTACACAAATTTTTGCTGCTGTTGTTAATAGTGAATGTATCATATTATTTATATTATACTATATTTTTTAATAAAATGCTATTTTTTGTTAATAATAAATGTCGCCTGTTGTTGTTCTTCAATACCGGCATTTGTACCCAATGCTAATATTTCCCATCTTGAATCAATTTCATCAGAATAAATCATCACTTGATATTCAAATACATTTTCAAGTGCCATTGATGATATATTCCTAAACTTTGGCAACAATTCCTGATCACTATCTCCTTCAATAAGCCCATCTCCAAGTATTTTATCGCCAATTGAACCGTCTCCGATAGAAAATGGTGAAGAACCAGATTGAAAGGTTGTTGGTTGATCTACATTATTTATGACTGCATTTAATGTTGTTAATGAACCTTGATAATTATATCTTACTTTTAAATTAAGGTTAGTTCCTTGTGATATATAGCCTTCTGTATAAACCTTATCAAAGCTTATAAGTCCTTGTCTTCTATCGTGGTTTCTGTATGCCATAGCCAATACGCATGTATATGGCAAATATTCACCACTAGGAGAATCATCGTGCCACTGTCCTGTATTCCAAAGCTGATATAGTTGAGGATTTGCATTTGAAAAACCATAAACAACGCCATTTATTTCATCAATTCTTGTTATATTCCAAATAAATGGAGCATGCCACAATCTTTCAGATACAACATTTCCTGTTTTATCAACACTCTGTCTTACTTGATATAAATAAACCTTTCCTGTATTTGGCGCTGTTATATAAGTGAAATCACCTATTGATTTCAATTGACCTCCTGTAAAATCTTCTTCTTGTAATTCATCAAAAATTTGTTGTGAAAGAGCTGGATAAGCAGGAGTAAAAAGATTTCTATAATCTCCAAAGGTTCTAACTTGTTGGTCTTGTGATAAATAAACTATTGTATCACCGACAACATCAATAAATTCGTGTGCCAAAGGAGCAGATAATGTAGATACTGGCTTTCTATCAACAGTTGTTGATTGAGTAAGTGTTGTTCCTACTGTTACATCAGTAAATGACACAACATACCAATAATTTGTTCCAGCGCCTATGTGGGCATTCCCCTGTCTTACACAAATACCTTTTGCGGTTGCATCAAGTGTAAGTAATTCAGGACTTCCAGCGACTCTTGTTGCCGGCACAGTATAATCAGTAAAATCAGTATTGCTTGAAATATAAATAACTCTTGATGTATATGAACCAACATACACTTGATTATTTACAACCTTAAGAAAATCTGAATTAAAATCAGCAGATGGTTTATCAGCTTCCGTTTCAATTGTTTGAACAGCAACCTTGCCAGAAGTTAAACCTGATGCATCCCCAGTTACTCCAGTTAATGTTGTTGTATCATAACCTCCTGTATATGCATAAGTTGTTCCATCAATAAGAATTGACCCTGTTTGAGAAAATCCCTCTTGTTGCCATGTTTTTGTTGTATCAAGTTTTGTAATAGTATTAGCGGTACCAGAAGCAACGGCACAAACCCCACCACTCCAAGAAAACAAGCTTGAAGTTCCGTTTACAAACAAAAGCTTATCTTTTTTTGCCGTATCATCCCACCAAGCATCAAAAACATATCTTGTTTTTGTAAGACTTGTTGCAATATCATACCAAACATCGTTAAATTCTACCTGTAATTTACTATTTGATACCCAAACAGGCAAAACTGCTCCCCATGAAGTATTCCATACATATTCAGAATCAACTTTTGCCGCAGTGGCATCCGCTGCACCTTTTCTCAACATTCCAGGTCGTGCTGATATCGTTCCTGAAAGTTTTTTATAAACATTATAAGAACCACGAACAAACATGTATTCTTCAACATTTGTTTTATCTTTTGAGCTTACATATCCACCAAAGTCATCAATTAAACTAAACTCAAAATCTGTTGCTAAATCTCGGTTTGTTTGTTTCATTTCCAATACTGATTATAATTATTATCTATATCATAATAACTTCCAACGGTTCGTATTTCTTGTGATGGATTATCAGCTCTATAATGAGCATAAAGTCCAATATCATTCCCTTGCCCATGTAATACAGCTTTAAGCATTGTAGCCATTGGACTTGCAAGCGTTCCACCAGATTGGAGAAGTGTGGCGAGCGCTGCTTCGTGTTGAAAGATATTATAAGCGGCTGCATTTAAAAGAATTATATCATTGTCATCAGTTATAGTCATTGAGATTGCTCCTGCCGAATTTTTAAAAATAGCAGTTGTTCTATAAGTCATTTGGACCGGCAAGGGCAAAGCAATGAACAAATCCCCAAGTCTAACATTTGTTTGTGTTGCTCCATTATAAGTAATGATAATATCAACATAGTCAATTTTTGTCATATCGACCGTTCCTGTTTCAGTCGCTGCTGATAAATCAAACTGTATCAATCCAAATTCATTTTCTGGCATTGATCCGATAAAGCCAGTTGTTTGAGTTACTGAATAATAATTTGAACCATCATTTCCAATTCTTAATTCTACATTAGTTATTACAGAAGTGTCCGGGAAATTTGCTGCTAAAAAAACATTTCCAACATTTTTATAAGTTGAAAGGTCGATAGATGATGTTAATGTTTTTTCCAAAATTCCAGTAGCACTTACACCAAAAGTATTTGCAAGATTAAATCGAAGCGATGCAGGTCTTTGATAATAAACGGAATTATCTGCTATCAAATTACTCGCGCCTGCGCTTGCGGTCCATCCCGTTATATCTGTCATTGGATCAATTGTTATTTTTGGAATTGTATAATTTTGTGCAATTCTAATAACAGGGACTCCACTCTTATGAACAAAAGTAACTATTGGAGATGAATTTCTTAATAGTTTCATTCTATCAAATTCCTCCGGGTATTTCTTAGAAACTATATCACTAAGGTTTCTTGTTATTCCTTGTGGAACGAGATCTGTTATTGCTGATCCAAAAATATTTTCATCACATGGATAATCATAAACACCAGAATATACATTCAATTTTTGAATACCTGATGCTTCGGGAACTCCTGCTTTTTGTATAACTGTTGTTGCCGCTCTTTCAAAAGCACCATAAAGGTTTGAAACATTATTCAAATCTATACCGGATAAGATACCAGCAACATCGTCTTTAAGATTTGAGATAATTTTCATGTTTTTATTTTTCTACAATTGATAATGTTGTCGTTGATGTTGTTGCAATAGCTGTTATAGCTCCCTTGTATAAATTCAAAGGATTTATTTCATAAGACGATCCTGTAGCAAGATAAATACCTGTATAAATAGTAACAGTATTTCCTAAACCTAGATAAACACCTCCTGCCCCAACATTTGTAATTCTTGCATATTGTCTATTTGAATTTGCTGCTAAAACTGATGATGTAGCATAAATTCCGGGTGTTGTTGATGACATCGTTGCTGTATAAAAGTCATTAACTCCAGTTGTATTTATTGCGCCAAATTTTGTATCTGTTTTTGATAAACAAAATACTCCCACTATCAATAATGTTGCTATAATTCCACCTACATAATATTTTAAATTTCCATTCATATTATTTTTATTAAGTTAATAAATGTTTCCTATCTATCCCAATTCCCCAATCTAGTGAGGAATTGGATAGACAGAAAACTAAATTGCTGTCTGACAAGCTGCTGGTTTTGTTGTTGATGCGGTAACAGTTGCTCCTGTAGCTGTAATATAGACTACTGAAGCTCCGTTTGCGCTATCTCCAAGAACCAAACATCCTGCTTTACTTGCTGCACCTACTTGAATTGTAGAAGATGCTGCTGATCCAAAGGTTGAGAGAATTTTTGCAAATTGTCCCGAACCATTGATAACTGATGTACCATCTACATAGTATCCATCAGTAACATCTACAGCATCATAATTTGTAGTTCCACCAAGTTTAACTGATTGATTTCCACCAACCAGCGCCAAGACAGCAAGAACAACAACGAGTGAAGTTATTGCTGATGTGATTATGTTTTTCATAATTTTTGGTTAGTGTTAGTGGTTATTAAACAGTTCCGTTTGATCCTACCAAACCTGAATATTCGATAGCATCTACGACTTCTCTTGCTCTCATTTTGTATGTATAGCAATCGTTGTCTGAGTATCTCCAGTCAATCAATTCTGTAAAGAATGCTTCTCTCTCAAATCTTGAAACTCCGTGTGTTGAAGAACCTACGAAGTAAGCAGTTGTTGATGTTGCATCCAAGAAAGGTGAATAAACAACTTTCATACCCGGATACATTTCTGAGAAGTAGTTCAAATCGTTGTTACCTGTACCTGCTCTCAAAATTGATTTGGCAACAGCAGAACCTGTTTTGTGAAGAAGTGATGGTGTAAGCAACCATTTTGGTTCATAACCAAGAACAACGCCTGATTGTGATAGCTGAGTTCTCAAACTGTTAATAACAATGTTGAGATTTGTATCATCAAGGACACCTGTTTCCAAGTTATCTACCGTATCACCATTTTGGTTTGTGTGAGTATTTGAGAAAAGGTATGCTCCATCAATTGTGGTTGTTGTTGCAAAACCTCCAGCGTAGATTGAAAATGCTTTTCTATCTCTTGAAGCAGTCCATGTCAATGATTGCTGTCTTACAGCCTTTGCGACTGCATTGACTTGCTGATCTGCCATGAATGTTCTTGAAATAGGCATATTCTTTCTAAACTGTGATACTAGAGATGTCTTAGCAGAAGCTGCTGTAATAGCGGCATTTTTAACTGCTGGTCCAACATCATCTGTTGTATCGTCAAAATATCCACCTCCACCAATAACTGATGAAACGACTGCAGCATTTGAAGCTGAATCTTGTGTGAATACCATAGGATCAAGCGCTGTGGCTTTTCCTACTTCTGCTTGTTCAATTGTAGCTTGGTCAAAAAGCTTATCTAAAGCTGTTTTGACAAGTATAAGATTGGCAGCAGAATTATTATTTAGTCCGTTCATAATTTTCTAAAAGTTAATTATTAAGACAATGTTGTTACATTACCATAAACTGTCCATGTTGGTTTAATAACAAAGAACAAACTTTGTGTTCTGTAATCTCCTCCGACAATAACAAGAGCATTTGCCGCTGCATCTGTTGCAGCTGCATCTACTGTATATTTTGTTGAAGTTAAATCAAATACGACCTGCTTTGATACAAGTGCATCAACTTCAGCTGCAGTATCTGCAGTTGTTGATGTTTTTGCTTTTCCTTCATAAATGACTCCAGGAAGTGGCATCCAGCAATAGACTTCACCTGCTGCCGCTGCTGTGTCTGATGAATCATTTTTTGCAATTCCAGCAAATCTTGAATCACTTGCAGCTGTTGAGCTAATTACTCCTGCTCCATCTTGAGCAGCAGCAACAACTCCAGTAGCTATACCTGATGCAAGAACGCTAACTGCTGGAACTCCAGCTGCAATACTTGATGCCGCACCTGCAGCAACCAAATACTTGACTGAAAATTCAGCAGGGATTTGAGTTCTTATTTTAATATCTCCTCTCATGATTTTGTGAATTTTATTTTTTAATAATTCACAAGATCTTTAAAGTTAAGAAATTTTTCTGGCTTTTAGAATATCCTCCTTCTTCATATTGAATGGAGGTTTCATAAATGCTAATTCCTCAGGAGTAAATTTTTCCTCTGGGTCATCGCTACCGATTTTTGACGGTGCGCTATAACCACTAGGGTGATCTTTTGCTTTTCCTTTATTTGCTCCTAATTCAAGAATTTGTGCATTCTTTTTGGCATTAACAATGGAACGAGCTAAAGATAAATCTTCCTGCGGATTACCTGTAGAACGAATAGTGTTTTTCAAATGATATTTTACCAATTCTCTTTCGGTTTCATCTTGAATTGATTCTGCAAGTTGTACAGAAGTTTTTTCTGTATCTTCTTGTTTCATTCTTTTCAACATTCCGATAGTAACTAGTGCATCATCTCCATCCTCATTTTCTTCCTCCTTAGTTTTTACACCAAGTGCGGAATAAGGATCACCACCTAATTCTTTAAGTCTTTCGGCATTCTTTTTAAGAGAAAATTCTGCTTTCTCTTTTTCAGTTTTACCACCAGACTTTATTCTATCTAATTCTGCTTTTAAAGGATCTTGCGTTTGTGCTTTAGCATCTGCGAGGGCTTTTTCTGCTTCTTTCAAAGCATTGTTAAGACTTTCATCTTGACCTCCTGCTTCTTCTGCTTTAGCTTTTGCTGCCGCAGTTACAGCTTCTAACTCTGCGATTTTTTCTTTATTCATATCTTAATTATGGCTTAAGTTGCACATTGATAATCTCCGCTAAGCCGGGAGTTGGCACAAGGCTTATTCTTCTGGTCCTGATAATTGACGGTATAAATAATCTTCTTGTTCATACCACCAAATTATTGCCTTTGAAAAAAGTATTTGATCAGGTGTAAAACCCTCTCCAACACCTTTTTTTAAAGCCTCATAAAGGAGTTGATCCCTTATAAGTTTCCTTGCTGTAGAGCGAACACCTGCTGATGCGCTTTCACGCAAGAGTTTTGCTCGTTCTATATCAAGTTGTTCACCATTTATAAGAACTGTCCCCTGTTCATCAAAACTAATTATACTACGAATTGGCAAAGCATGCAAATTTTCAATCATAGCGGAAGCAATAATATTTTTGCTTTCAACAGACAAATCTTTATGCCTCAATAACCAAGCTGAAAATTTTGCAATTATTTTGCTAATCATATTATATTTGTTTTCTTCTTTTAATTGGTTTAACAACAACTTCTGAATTTACTTCCGGTGTTGCTTCAACCTCTACTTTTTCCGGTGTTGATTCTCTAACCAATCCACCCATTTTGATATACATCTCTTTAACTTGTTCTTCACTTGCTCCTTTACCTACTTTTGCAGTGGCAAGCTGAAGCTTTAGTTGATTTACTGCCCAATTGTACATTTTTGTTTAAATTAAATTGATAAATTTTTATTTTTTCTTATTTACCACTGCATTTTTTACAGCTCCCTTAAAATCTTTTGGATTTCCACCAGTTGCTATAAACTGATGTAAAGGCAATTTTTCTCTTGATTTTGGTTTGTTTTTCATTTGTTTAATATTTTAATTCTGGTATTTGTTTTTCGGATGGCACGACCTCACCTCCACCCATATTTTGCGAAACTTTTCCACCCATCGCTGCACCAAGTAAATCTTCCATTCCACCACCCTTTTTCTTGAATTTATCTGGGTCACCAATAGTTACTTCTTCAATCTGAGCATTTGCTACTGCTTCAGGATCTGTATAAGGAGCAATTGCTGGATGAGTAAGAATTTGAAATGCTCTATCTTTTCTCATTTTATCAGTTCCCATTGATCTTGAAATAATTTCTGTAGGGTCAATATAAATAGAAAATCTATGTCTAGCAAATCTATATGGATTAACTCTATAAATTCTTTGATCAGTATTTATTCCTCCAGCCTTATCAAATAAAGACCATTCCAATTCTCTTGCTTTTTCTGGTGACATTCCTTTTTCTAAGTTATCAGTTCCATCAACAGAAAATTCAATTTTATTTGTTATTTCTTTTCCACTGTCCTTGCCTTTAATCAAAAGTTTTCTAAACTTCATTTTCAATGCCTCCGGTACGGTTGCATCAATTTCGCCTTTTGTTGTATGAGCTATAATACAATCCATTGTAAGTTCACCAATCTGTCTAACAAGATCAGCAATCATTATTCCAAAGACTCCAAGAAATCTCCTAGCATTTTCTTCTGCTTTAGCAGTTGCATAAGCTGTAACACCTGTTGATGTAACCCCAGTCATAACTTTATCAACAGTTGATTCAGACATATCCGATTTTTGTTGATTCATCATATTCATTGCCTGAATAATGTTTGGACCAAGTTGATACGGAGTAACGGTGGCATTCATAGGCATTGATGCTGTCATTCCCGGAGCTATTACAAAACTATCTGCTTTAGCTACACCAGATAGAAACAAGGGTTTAAAAACATCCATCATAGTTCCATCAAAAGCCATTTGGTGCATTTTATTCTGTGCCGCATCATCCCAAAACTCTTTAAAACACGCTGATTTATAATAGAAGAACCTACCAGAAGGATCTAATGGCTCAAAACCAGATTTTGCATAAGGATAGATAGGTATTGAAATCCACTTATCACCAATCATTGACATTCTTCTATGTTCAAAAGGATTACTATTATAAATATCTTCATCATTTCCCATAAAGACTCCGCCAACAAAAGTAGCCTGTAAATCCTCCGGGCGATAATAAATAGTTATTTCTTGTACATAGTTATAATCTGCTTCAGTCCATTCAATGTCATAAAGTGTTTGATGCTCTTGTCCTGCCATAACAACTCTTGTTTTACCTGCCATGACAAAATCAAATGGATCTTTTTGCTCTCCGTTTATAGTTTGTTTATATTTTCCGGCATATATTTTCCTAGCTTCATCCCACGATATTCTTCTAACTCTAACGATATAAGGCTGTCTTTGTATATCAAATGTAAAAAAGTCTGCAATAAGAAGTTGGTCTATTGGAATCAAATTCAAGTTTATTCCTGATAAAAGTTCATCGACAGCTTCAATAACATCTATTTTACCATCTGCTAATTTTTGTTTTACTCTTTGAATAGCTTGTACATATTCAACCTCAACAATAACAGCTGGATTTACAAGAGCAGAGGTCATCATAAACAAAAACTTCAATTCATAATCAGCTTTTCTGAGATGATCTTCAATAAGTATTTTCATGACTCTTGCTGTCATTTTATCTTCTTCATCATCTTCATTGTAAGCATAACAATAAGGAAATAACATACCGGCAATAACTTGCGCAAGAATACCAATAACCTTGTTTCTAGCTGTATTTTTTCTTCCTTTCCATCTCCAAGTTTTATTTATAGGATCTTCAACAGCACCAACATAAGCACCGAAAGTTTGTTGGTCCATTCTTGATCTTTGTAAAAGAGAATAACCATCAAATTCATCAAATGGCCTGTGTTGTAATCTCCATGCTGTTTGGTAATCATTCTGAACCCTAGCAAAAAGTTTTACCACTTCTGGCGATGGTTGATAAGCCGATGGAGAAAGCTTCTGGCCTTGTCCATCAACTGGATTTCCATCCTTATCTGTTACTATTTTTCCAATCATTTTTTAAATTTACTCATTGCCTTTTCCAATCTTTCATTTGCTTTTTTTAACTTTATAGGATTTTGTTCTCCTTTAATATATGTAACTGGCATAGACAATTTACTAATAACTGTTTGACCTTTAATTTTTTTTGTAGAAGTACTTATTGATTGGCTAATATAACCTTTCAATGGCACTTTCAATGTCGATATTGGTTTAGATTTCATAATATTATAATTATAGCACATTTTTAAAAAAATTACACTTCATTATAAGTAACTGACATTTTTGATGCTTCCATAGGCATATAATCTTTTAACTGGAAACCAATAACAGTAGCCATAAGTAAATCAAAATGATTTGTAGTTTCTTCATCATAAGATTTTACTCTTAAATCTTCTCTTTCAAATCTTCTCATTTCAGAAACAACCGCTTGTGATGGTATATCAACAAGTTCATTATTTGTTGCTGTATTCATATCATAAAACATTTTTGGCTTACTTACTAAATTTGTATGCCATCCCATTTTATTTTTGTCATCAACATATATCAATGATTCAGGATATATTTCACGAAGTTTTGATATAACTGTATGACCATGATTATTTCTCTCTGGTGCAATTACAGCTTCTTCATATCTAAAACCATAATTTTTTAATTCAAAAGCAAACATATCCGGTGCTATCTTATTATTTTTATATGTAGCAACAACTTTTGGTCTTGAATATGTAAAATCCCAAATAACAGCAGTAGAATGGTCTCTACCTATTCCTTCAGATACATCAGCCCCGATCCCATATCTATGACCAAGTATTGCATTTTCATAAATTGTCCAATTATTTTCAATTTTAATCGGCTGTTTAATTTGGAATCTCTCAATGTATTGTTCATCAAAAAGTTTATTACCTGATGTAGCAAATGCTTCAAAAGGTGTTGTTGGATATTCTTTTTTAAGTTCTGCCCAGTTTTTATTCAATGACAACCATTTCAAGTAGTAGTAGGTTATTTCATCATCTTTCAATTCATGCCTTTTTTGATAATCTTTAAATAAATCATAATCACTTGATGACAAAAAAATATTTATTTGTTCATCAGTTATTTTATCAATTTCTGCATCATCCCATGTCCAATTATAAAAATGGGCTTTAAATTCTGTAGGAAGTTTTGGATTACCTCTTTCCCATGCTTCCCAAAACATATCATGAAATATTCCACTTGAACCATCGGCGGTGCTTTCAATATCTACCCTGCCATCAAGAGGTATAGCTGGAATAGTACCTGATATAATTTCTTTTGCTTTATCCGGAAAGTTTCTACAAACAGAAGCAAATTCTGTTATATGAACTCGTCTATAAGTTCCTGATCTACCTGATGAATCAACTGTTATAGAACTTATAATTGGTTTTTCTTGCGAACCAAGATTTAATTTTAATTGTCTTGCTGAATCAGTATTTACAATATAAAAAGGTCTAAGGATAAAATTATTCCAAGCAAGTTCTATTTTATTTGAAAAAATATCTTTTGCAGTATCAAGGTCTTGAGCAATAAAAAGCGAATCAAAGTTTTGAGAAAATGCTGTTTCATCTATGATATCTATTGCTTCATAAGTTGAAAAACCGAGTTGTCTTGATTTTAAAATTATATTACGAGTATGCCTATTCTGATCAAAGTGTTGTTGCGCTCTGTTTTTTTTAAACTTTATAAGAGATTGATTTTTGTCTTTAATCCTCCAAAGATGCGACATTCTCCACTCTCTATCTTTTAAGCGTGGATCTGATTGCATAATTATTCTTCACTATTTAATAAACTTGCGATATTTATATTACCAGAAATTTCTTTCCTTTCTGCTGCATAAGTTCCTTTAAGTTTGTAAGCCATATCTAAACCTTTTGATATAGCTTGTGAATCTAATTCTTCATATTCAGATTCAAGATCTCCTTTAACATAATGTCTAACTTTTTTATTTACAGTTAAAAGTTCTTTATGTTTTTGTGCAAGAAGTTTGTTAGGAAGATATTCTTCTAATAATTCATTCCACTGTTTACTCTTTTTTAATTTTTGTGGATTTTTAGCCATTGCATTTGAATAACCCGCTTCTCGCATAGCTTTACTTATGTTTCCACCGTTTTCCAAAGCTAATTTCATAGCTTTTTT